ACTGCTGAGAAATTTGAAGCGCAAGTATTAGGTGTTAATGTTCTGATAAATCAACCTCTTCATCCGAAGAGTCCATTGAATTACATGCCGAAAGACTCGCAGGTTGAATACTTCGGTAGTTGTCCTGGCATGACGACATTCCGTTCTGATGTGAAAGTCTCTTTAATTAGTGACATTGTAACTGATGTAACGGGTGATCCGAACATTTATGGACCGCCAGTTCAACAGCCAGAATATTTTGGATGGCAAACTTGTCTATCCAATCTGGCAAATCCAGCACTCCCATACGAGCCAGAACTATTGGAAATGGCTATTCGTGATTATAAGAGTGAGATGATTCCTATTTTCCGCAAGGGAATTTGGAGGACTTCTCGCCCTTTGAAAGATCATGAAAATTTGTGTGGGATACCTGGAAAGAAATTCATGGACGCTATCAAGCTGAACACGTCAATTGGTTATCCGTTGAGTGGTACAAAGAGGAACTTTGTTACCGAATTGCCACCTACGGAAACGCGACCAAATAATCGTGTGCTTGATGATGTAATTATGGAGGAAATCCAACGTTGTGAAGATTGTTATCGAAGAGGAGAAAGAGCTTACACAATTGCGAAAGCGTGTAAGAAAGACGAGATCTTGTCGAAGCCAAAATGCAGAATCTTTTATGGTAATGCTATAGCTTTGACATGGTTGATCAGGAAATATTATCTTCCTATTCTTCGAGTTATGCAGATGAATCCACTTAAGTCCGAGTGTGCTGTTGGTGTTAACAGTCATGGACCGGAGTGGGAAGTTTTGCATAAACATATTCACAAATTTGGAGAGGATCGATTGATTGGTGGAGATTATGGCAAATATGACCAAAAGTTGCCATCCCAATTAATCTTTGCTGCCTTACGCATTATGATTGATTTTGCTCGAGAGTGTGATTATACCGAGCAAGATTTGCGTATCATGGAGGCGATGACAGGAGACATTGTGTACTCTATCATTGCTTTCAATGGCGATCTCATTGGTTTGACGGAAGGGACCCACATCAGTGGAAATTCCCTAACCGTTTGTATCAATGGAATCTGTGGCAGTTTGAACCTTCGCTGTTTCTTCTATTCGCAGTACCCTTCAGAGAAATTTGAGGAGCGTATGCCCTTTCGTGATTATGTAGCTCTAGTAACATATGGTGATGATAATATCGGATCCGTTAGTGAAAAGGTTGATAAGTTTACGATTAAGGGTGCTTCTCAGTTTTTGGAGAAATATGGTCAAGTTTACACTATGCCTGACAAGGAAAGTGAATTGCTTGATTTTCTCCCACCTGAAGAGTTTGAGTTTCTTAAACGGAAGAGTGTTTACCATCCCGAGTTGAAAGCGCACGTTGGAGCTTTGATTGACAAATCATGTTTCAAAATGTTGCACTGTTACTTGAGAGGTAAAAATGCTCCTCTTACGGAGGCTCATGCTTGTGCTGTGAATGTTGACACAGCTCTTCGTGAGTGG